AGCGACAGGCTTTACCACCGTTGTCGCCTGAACCCTTGATGTTCTGAGGGCAGTCCGCGCAGTTGTCGTGCTGCTTGTCACCAGCACTAGCCTCTGGCTTGTCACCGAGGTTAGACCAGCAGTTTGGCAGAGTGGCTTCTTTGTTCGGATCGAACTTCTCCCGATAGTAAATGCGGGAGACCTTGGGCAGTGCACCGACGATGATGACGTTGATTTCACCACGCACGGCGTTGCCGATCTGCTCACCATTGACGATGCGCTTGAACGTACCGTTGGTGTTGGTCTGGATACGACGCGAGGTCGTAGAGGTTGCCAGCGATTTGGCGAGGTCGCTTAGTTGACGGTTGCCCGAGACGGCGACGGCGTTTTGTTGTTTGAAGATGGCGAGATTGCCCATTTACTTTGCTCCTTTGAGAAATTCATAAAAAGTTTGTGCGTACTGCACGACTTGCTCAGGGGTTGCCCCCATTACTTGAATTGCGAGTTGTAGCGCAGTCACCCGCGCTTGCAACTCAAACTGCTTCTCATCCATAGTCGCTCCTTACTTGGCAGTTGGTTTACGGACTTGCACGGTGTATTTGCGTTCGTTCTGAAGTCCAGCCGGGAACTTGTCTGGGTTGTCCTCCAAGAACTGTCGCATGTTGGAATTGTGGATTCGTTGCTCCAACAGGAAAGGTGCATCGTTGTTCTGGATGAACTGATACATCGAATCCCAATCGCTCGTCCAGTACCGTGACGACACCCGGCGAGAGATTGTTCCTACTGGTGTTCTGATGCTATCCATGTTCTGCTCGTTGCAGATTTCAAGCAACTTGTTGCCGACCACATCGAACTGATCTTTCAGTTCTTGCAGTTCAGCCTTGTGCTGCTCTTCCTTTGCTTCGATGGCAGTGCGAATCTTGAGGTAGATGCCTACAAGTTCGTCAATGGTCAATTCTGTTTCGGTCATAAAGTCGCTCCTTCTTGCTTTTGAGATGCCAGTATAACACAACTTTTGACTTTGTCAAACGTCGTTTGAAATTTCTTGGCGATACAAGTCCACAATTTTTTCGTGGTTCGTTATGTTGTTCTGGAGCATGCCGTAGAGTCTGCTCTCAACTTCGCTGCCTTTGATGTGCACGATGGTCATCGCGTTCTTCTGACCCGGACGGTTGATTCGGGCGTTGGCTTGCAGGTAGGTCTCCACGCTTGTGACGGGGGCGTACCAAATAATTGTGTCTGCTGCGGTAAGCGTAAGGCCATGAGAGGCGGCCTGTGGCTGAATGATGAGCACATGGGGGTCAGTTTTTTCTTGGAAGTCTTTGACCAACTCACTGCGTTTGTTGACGCTGACTTGCCCGTTGATGACACCGCACGAGATGTTGTTCTTCTCCAGCACTTCGCGGAGCAACTCGATGGTGTGCGTAAACGGTACAAAGACCAGCACTTTGTGGGAGGCTTCTTCGATGACTTCGAGGATGACCTGTATTCGATTGGATACATCGAACTCGATGACTTCACGGTTGTCGGTGTAGACCGCACCGCCTGAGATTTGCAACAACTTGTTGATGTTGGTCGCTGCGTTGACTGCTGTGACTTCTTCGCCAGCGGCGCTGATTGTCATCTGCTTCTTGAGCATCCGGTAGTACTTCACCTGCTGCGGCGTCAAGGGCGCTTCGCGTTCAACGAATGTCAACTCGGGTAGGTCAAGGCACTGATCTTTCTCGAACCGAATGGCAGGTTGCAAGACTTTGTGCACTACTCCCTGTGCTTGGGGCTTAGGTAGCCACCGGAACTGTGACACCTTGTACATCACTTGGTCACGGAACTGACCAAAGTACTTGGGTGCGCCATCAGGGTTAACCAGTTTTGCCAGCCCGTATGCGTCTAGCGGAGACTGTGCAGCCGGAGTGCCTGTCAGCATCCAAAGCCAGTCAGCCTTGGCGACGACATCTTTGAGCACTTTCCAGCGGTTGGTCTGCGGGTTCTTGTATGCGTTGGCTTCATCAACCACGATCAAGTCAAAGCCCCCGTCGAGGATTGCTTGTTTGACGACAGCCAGCCCATCGAAGTTGATGATGACAAAGTCCGAACCTGCGTTGATAACCTTGGTGCGAGTCTTAGCATCCCCGTGAGCAACAGAACAGGAACGGTGCATGGCGAACTTGAACAAGTCCTGCTGCCATGCTGATTTCATAATAGACAGAGGGCACAGAACAAGCACACGCTTCACGCGCCCTATCTTCATCAGGTAGTCAGCCGCCCAGATGACGGATGCTGTTTTGCCCGTGCCTTGCTCGTTGAAGCAAAAGGCTTTGGGGTAGAGAGTCAAGAAAGAAGCGGTCTCTTTCTGATGGGCAAACGGAGTCAGTTTGCCAGTCCACTTGTAGTCGCGCAGGATTGGCGATGGGGCATCTTTGATACCCAACCGTGCAAGGGCTTGTGCCTCTTTCAATCCCCAGTTGACCGCGACCTCATAGACACCGTCATCTTGTGAGAGGACTGCGCTCTTTTTGATCTGCTCAGTGATCGGATGTGGCTGCTTAGTTTGTAGCAGCAGTACTTTGTTATCGACGATTTGCACTCTTTCGCTCTCTTGGACTTACTTCGGAAACGAGTTTGTTCGTTGCATCACGTTTGAACGAACGGTTTTTCGCTGCCGAAATGACTTGTAGTTTGCCTTTGTTGCTACCACCCTTGGACAGAGCCGTGGTGTGGTGCACATCTTTGCCGTCGCCTTTGGTCGCTTTGCCAGCCTGTATTGCCTTGCGGCGGGCAGCATTGCGCGTGGCGCGGTTCTTCTTTTGTTCTTCGGTACCTTGGTACTGCTCGTACTCTTTTTTATATGGTCTGGGTTTGTTAACGTATGGCATGGTCGCCTCCTATCGCTTGCGGTTATGCTCACATGATACGACGGGGCAGAACTTACATAAAGGCCCGGTGTTCGTGTTCCACACTCCTGTTTCTTGAGCAGTAGCAAGCCGGTCTAGGTCCGGCTCAAACGCTGCAAAGTAAGAGTCCCGCATCTCGGCAAAGTGCTCCTTGTGGACAAACTCATTGCTGACCACGAAAGCCAAGGCAGACTTGATCTTCTTGATCTGGGGAAAGTGCGTGAACAAGGCAGCGGCAAGGATGTCCAACTGCTTGAGGTCTGCGTACTTGGCGTTTTTGCTGGTTTTGTAATCCAAGGAGAAAGCCAGTTCGTCCTGTACCACAATCACGTCACCGATGCCCCGCCACCAAACATCCTTGTCAAAGAAACCACAAGGCTCGTAGCCAGTGTCCGTCTTCCTGACACCCAGTTTGAGTTCGCAGTGCTTCTCGCCCGGAATGTTCTTGATGACATCCACAGTGTCTTGGATGTAGCCAAACTTAGGCGGGATGGGGGTGCCTTCCTTGAGGTAGTCCTCAGCCGCTTTGTGCAACTCTTGCCCGTACAGCGTGGCTTCGCTGCCCTCGTCCTTGACATCCTTGACCACCTTTAAGTGGAAGTACTTCTTTGGACACTGCTCAAAGGTCTTGAGCGATGAGTAAGACCATGTGATATTCATTCGGTAACCTCGTTTAGTTCTTTTATCTGCTTTCGTAACTCTAACAGTTCCTCCAGCATTCTCTCCATATCGTCAGCGGCGGCGAGGTGAAACGGGCTGATCGGTACTTGACGGGCTATCGAGCGCATGCCTGTAATCCAATGCCTTGCAGCATCTTCGCTAACTTTGCGCTTGCCCATCGTTTTCTTCATGGTTTTTGCTCCGCTAGGTTTATCACTGGACGCATTTTCTTGGCTCGGCGTTCCTTGTCCACTAGGTCAATCGCGTTGTCCAAGTCCTTGACGGTGATGACCTCCAGTTGAGCGTCATGCAGTTCGCAGATGAGGTTCAAGGCGTTCATCTCGTCAGACCGAAGAATAAAGCGGTTGGTGTCTTTACCTCGCACAGCCACCGCATGCAGGGCATCAAGTCCCGCCTTTACTTCTTCTGCGTACTCCTTACCAAAACCCAAGCGGTACAGGGCTTCCACGACGTTCACCATGTTGATGAGAACGTCAATGTCATGCCGAACGGCTTTCCCCTGCGTCAAGTTTGTCAGAGCAAGATGGTTCTTGATCTTCAGGTTGATTGCATGGGAGGTGTGAGACCGCACTGGTTCCAGCCCTTCGAGAACGTATCCGATAGGATTGAGCAGCACAGGTTTTGGGCGGTACTTGCTTTTCTTTCTCATGTTTGGGTCAACTGCAAACGTCATTGCTTCACTCGGTAAAACTTCTGACTGCCGATGCGCACTGCTTCGACATTACCTGCTTGCTCTAAGTCTCGCAGAATACGAGCAACGTGGCTTTGGCTGAACATAAATCGCTTGGCAAGTGTCGATGCCAACACAGGGGTCTTGTGTTCGACCAAGTACTTCCAGACTTTCTCATCAGCGTTTTCCACATTGCTCCTTTCCTGCATTCACATACCCAGTCATGTAGCCAGCGTTGTAACCAGCCATGTAGGCTTCACGCCCTTGGTAGTACCCCAAGAACAAGATGCCTATGCCGATAGACGCAACCAACAAGACAGCAAAGACCCACCTCATGTCAGTCTCTGCATGGAGTTGCCCATCAGTTCTTCATAGGAAAACCGTTTCTTGAGTGAGTCTCGGATGTCTACCATATCGCTAGAGTAACCGAAACAACCATTGTCAAAGATAAAAGCGTACTTGGGAATCAGGGTGCGCCCTACAACGAACGCACGACCCTTATCCGTCAACCGCCATCTTCCAGATGCTTTCTTATCTGCATCCCCCTCATCTTTGGCTGCGGGTTCGACCAGACCCCACCACTTGGCGGTAGCCATAGGCTTGGAGCGCAGTATCCACTCGGGTGCACGACCCAGATCAATCCAGTGATTACGCGGGAAGTTGGTGTACATCCAGATCAGCCCCTTGGCTTGTGTGCTGGTAACCTGATAGGCGTTGATCTTTCCCCACCGCCCGCAGCAAGGGCAATCCATCCCCTCGCCACGGATTGCCCCGCCGAAAAGTTGTTTGGCTTCGGCAAGGGTGGTCATTCTTTTCCCCCAAGAACCTCAAGCAGTTTGTCGAGGTAATGACGGGCTTTCTTCAAGTCTTCCACGCCGCCTTTCTTGTCAGCACGGGCAAGGTACTTGATGGCGTTGCCGCGCAGGAAGCCAGCGAATGCTTCCGTAGACATCCATGCTTCCATCGCCTTCCACGGTTGCACACCCATGTTGACGTAGTGGTCGCCACCATATTGCTGGGCGTTGGCTTGGTTGCTCGCTTGAAAACGTTGCTTACGCCCGAGGGATGCTTGGTAGACGAGGTTGGCAGCGTTTTGATCGAGGACTGCAACTTCGTCAATAGCCACAGGCTTGTTGCTCGTCATGATGGCAGCAGTTTTCCAATCACTACCAGCCAATGCCTGCTTGCGTATGGCGTAAATAGTGGGCATCGCTACCTTGAACTTAGCGGCGACGTCTTTTGGTTTGGCGTTTGGATTCGTTCGGAAGAACGCAATCATCTTGGACTTCTTGGTTTGGGCTTTCATTTGTTCACTCCTAAAAAGGTGATTCTTCAAAATTGTCGAGTTGCTTGCGCTTCTCGTTCCTTTGTTCCTTTCGGAACCACTGTGCCACCAAG